AGCATCGTCGGGAGGATCAAATGAGATACGACGCAGGCCGAATTCAGGACCTGTTCGCACCGCACACGCTGGCCCGGGCCGATGACCCGGCCACCTCCCACGCCGCAGCCGCCCGCGTGCGCGAGTTCGGCGACCATCACCACGCGATCATCCTCGGCGTGCTGCACCAGTTCCCGCGCGGCCTGACCGCCCACGAGATCGCCGCGCACTGCCGGCTGACCGCGCACGAAGTGGGCAAGCGCATCGCCGAGCTGGACCGCGGCGAGGTCATCAGTCCGGTTCTGAAACCGGATGGGACCGGGACGCTTACCCGGCGGTCGCCGGCAGGGCGATCGGCTCGGGTGTGGCGGATCAATGCTCGATGACTGCCTGCCGCTGCGAAGCCTGCCGCCCGACCGACCCAGCGTCGACGTACACCGAGGCGCACCGGCACCAGTGCGAGGCGCGGCATCTGGCCGCGCTGCCGAAGGACTCGCAGAGGGCGGCGCATCTGGACGCGGTCGAGAAAAAGGCCGGGAAGGCGGCGGCGAATGCGCTGAGACAGGCCGTCTGGGAGATAATGCGCGGCAACAGGGGCCGGAGATGACCGACGCCGAGCTGCGCCGCAAAGAATGGATCGAGGAACGCGCCGGGATCCTCGAGTTCGACGCCGGGTACGATCGCACGGCGGCCGAGGCGCTGGCCAACGCCCAATGGCACGACTACAGCCGCGCCCAGGCGCGCGCAGGGAGCCTCAGTTGAGCGCAACGAACCTCTGCCTTATCGCCCTGAGCGCCCTGCTCGCGCTCGCCGGATTCGCCTTCCTGGCCGTTCTGGTCGCCTTCACGATGTGGGACGACCTGTTCAACGATTACGGCGACAAAGACCGGTGAGGCGCGCGGCCCGCGTCGATCGCAACCAGACGGAGGTCGTCGAGGCCCTGCGCCAGGCCGGATGCCGGGTGCAGCCGTTGCACATGGTCGGAAAGGGCTGCCCGGACATCCTCGTCGGCCGGGATGGTCGGCTCGTGCTGATGGAGATCAAGGACGGCGAAAAGCCGCCAAGCGCCCGAAAGCTGACGGAGGACGAGGCGGCGTGGCACGACCTGTGGGCCGATGCGGCGCAAGCCGGAGCGCTGGTCACCGTGTCGACCGTTTCCGAGGCTCTCGCCGCGATGGACGAGGTGAGGTAGACTCCGGGCGTGAAAACGACACCGAGAAAGCCGACGACGGCGGGAAGCCCGGAGCGCGCAGCTCTGGCGGATGAGGTTGTGCGACTGGTGGCGACCGGGCCGGCCAGATCGGCGAGCGAGGCATGTCGGACGGTCGGCGTGCCGCATTCGAGGTTCGTTGCCTGGTGTCATGAGGATGCCGAGCTGGCGGAACGATATGCGCGCGCGCGGGAAGACCTGATCGAGCGAATCGCGCAGGAAACCATCGACATCGCCGACGCGCCCGTGGCCACGACCGACAAGGGCGGCATAGACTCCGCAGCCGTCCAGAAACAGCGCCTTCAGGTCGATACCCGGCGCTGGCTGCTGTCCAAGCTCGCACCCAAGCGCTACGGAGAAAAGCTCGAGCTATCGGGCGACCCGGCCGCGCCACTGGTCTCGCGCATCGAACGCGCCATCGTCGGTGTCAAGAACACTCCAGATCCCGACGCCTGAGTGGGCGCTGCCGCTGCTGGCTCCGTCGCGTTACAAGGGCGCGCACGGCGGTCGAGGCTCGGGCAAGTCGCACTTTTTCGCCGAAGCGGTGATTGAGGCGCACATCATCGACCCGGCCAGCCGGACGGTCTGCGTGCGCGAGGTGCAGAAGAGCCTGGCGCAGTCGGTCAAGCGGCTGCTTGAGACCAAGATTGCGAGCCTGAACGCTGGCGCTTACTTCGAGGTGCAGGAGGCCGTAATCAAGGCCAGGCGCGGCGACGGCCTGATCATCTTCCAGGGCATGCAGAACCATACCAGCGACTCGATCAAGTCGCTCGAAGGCTACGACCGCGCATGGGTCGAGGAGGCGCAAAGCTTGAGCCAGCGCAGCCTCGACCTGTTGCGCCCGACGATCCGCAAGCCGGAGTCTGAGCTGTGGTTCTCATGGAATCCGAACCTCGAGACTGACCCGGTAGACGCTCTGCTGCGCGGCGCGAAGCCGCCGCCGGACGCGCGGATTGTCGAGGTCAACTATGACCAGAACCCGTGGCTGCCCGACGTCCTGCGGGCCGAAATGGAGTACGACCGGGGCCGAGACCCGGACAAGTACACGCACGTCTGGCGCGGCGGCTACGCAAATAACGGCGAGGCGCGGGTGTTCCGGAATTGGCGCATCGACGAGTTCGACGCGCCGGCCGACGCCATCCACCGGCTCGGGGCCGACTGGGGATTCGCCGCCGACCCGACCGTGCTGGTGCGCTGCCACATCATCGGCCGGACGTTGTACGTCGATTACGAGGCGTACCGCATCGGCTGCGAGATCGTCGACACGCCGGACCTGTTCCTGAGCGTCCCGGAGTCGGAGCGCTGGCCGATGGTGGCCGACAGCTCGCGGCCGGAGACGATCTCGCATGTCCGAAAGAACGGATTCCCGAAGCTGCTGGCCGCGGTCAAGGGCGCGCGATCGGTCGAGGAGGGCGTCGAGTGGCTGAAATCCTACGATATCGTGGTGCACCCGCGCTGCCAGCATGTCATCGACGAGCTGACGCACTACAGCTACAAGACCGATCCGCTGACGCAGAAGGTGCTGCCGGTGCTGGCCGACAAGAGCAACCACTGCATCGACGCCCTGCGCTACGCCTGCGAAAGCGCCAGGCGGATCTCCGGCGTGGCCAAGCCGCCGATCGTCACCGCCGCCCCGACCGCGAACCGCTGGGCCGCAATCGCCGCCCGCCGCTGATTTGCCGTGAGTTTGATTCGGCCCGATAATCACGCGTGAACCGGAGGACGCATGGCTAGACTGACCGAATCGGAGAGACTCGCGCGCGTGCACGCGGACGCCATGGCCGAGTTCGACAGCATCCAGTCGGCCGTGCGCGACGAGCGGCTGCAGTCGCTGCAGGATCGCCGTTTCGTGAGCATCGCCGGGGCGCAGTGGGAAGGCCCGCTCGGCGAGCAGTTCCAGAACAAGCCGAAGTTCGAGGTAAACAAGCTGGCCGTCAGCGTCCAGCGCATCATGTCGGAATACCGGGCGAACCGGATCACGGTCGACTTCGTGGCGAAGGACGGCGAATACGACTCGCTGGCCGACGTCTGCGACGGCCTGTACCGGGCCGATGAGCAGGACTGCGTGGCCGAGGAGGCCTACGACAACGCATTCGAAGAGGCGCTGACCGGCGGCTTCGGCGCGTGGCGACTGCGGGCCGAGTACGAAAACGACGAAGACGATGAGGACGAGCGGCAGCGCATCCGGATCGAGCCGATCTTCGACGCCGACAGCAGCGTGTTCTTCGATCTGCAGGCCAAGCGCCAGGACAAGGCCGACGCCACGGTCTGCTACGTCCTGACCAGCATGACGCACTCGGCCTACGAGGAGACGTACGGCGAAAGCCCGTCATCGTGGCCGAAGGAGATCCACCAGTACGAGTTCGACTGGTGCACGCCGGACGTCGTCTTCGTCGCCGAGTATTACCGCATCGAGATCAAGAGCGAGACCGTCCACATCTACCGCGGCCTGGACGGCGACGAAGAGCGCTACCGGGGCGATGAGCTGACCGAAGATCTGGTCGAGGAGCTGGAGGCGATCGGCAGCGTCGAGGTGCGCCAGAAGCGCACCAAGCGGCGGCGGGTGCACAAGTACATCCTGTCTGGCGCGAAGGTGCTGGAGGACTGCGGATACCTGCCCGGGGCGTGCATCCCGATCGTGCCGGTCTACGGCAAGCGCTGGTACATCGACAACATCGAGCGGTTCTGCGGCCATGTCCGGCTCGCGAAGGACGCGCAGCGCCTGGCGAACATGCAGCGCTCGGCACTGGCCGAGATATCCGCGCTGTCGAGCGTCGAGAAGCCCATCTTCACCCCGGAGCAGATCGCCGGTCACCAGTTGATGTGGCAAGACGACAATCTGGCGAACTACCCGTACCT